TTGACTCGCAATATATTTTTTTTTAGTTTCACTAACAGATCTTTTATTTGAATTTGACCCGGAACTCATCATTCTTTTCATTTGGGGTGTTTCTACTGGTGCTGGCTGCGAGAGTTTTCTAAAATCAAATATTGGACTAAATAATTTTCCAGCGCCCGAATCTATAGGCATATGTTTAACTAAATCTGACAATATACCAAAAGTGCTACTAGATTCTTGTGGGTGTTTTCTTATAAATGTCCATACCGATAATCCAGCAAATCCTATCATTCCTATTTTATAATATTTCTTCCATCCTGATATTAATTGTGAATATTTTCCATCATAATAAGTATCTGCTATAAAAAATAATGTTGCTCCAACTATTAATAAACCAATTTTCATATATATTAACTTAAGATTTTAACCATATATCCCTAGTGTGCTTTTCCCGGAGCAGTTTCCTCGTTTTTCTATTTCTCATTTTCCTTTTCCTTGTTTTATAACATTTTTTTGATTTTTCTAATTTATTTATTTTTTTACAATTATTAATATACTCTTTTAATTCATTAATATTCATTCTAAAAAAAGGTTTTGGTGGAGCATAATTCATTTCTTATAATTATAATAAATACTAAATATTACTATCAAACTTACCACAAAATAATAATATTTTTCTCTTAATTTTGTTTGTTCTTGTTTTCTCAATTCTTTTGGCTTATATTCATCATAATATTTGTCTAAACTTTCATAAAATGTTTTTTCTGGTATTTCTAATTGTTTATCTATTTTGTTAAATATGTAATGTACCCATCTCATGAATGCTTCTCTTGAATCTAAATAAGGCGTTACTGGATATTTATTTAATAATTTTATAAAATTTTTACCAAATGGATATACTGGAATAAATATTGGTAAATTTTGAATAAATTCATAATATTTTTTTTTTGTGACTGTGTTGGGGGTTTTAGGATATGTTATTGATATTGTTTGTAAAATAAATTCTAATTTTGGTAACCATACATTATGATTTAATTTCATTATATATACCAATTATGATATAAAAACAATATGATTTTAACATATAATAACTCGCGATGAGTAAAAATTTTCAATTTTGCAATAACTGTGGTAGAAATGGTCATTTATTTCATTCCTGTAAAAAACCTATAAGTAGTCTGGGGATCATTTGTTTTACTTATGATAATAATGAACTAAAATTCTTATTAATTTGTAGGAAAGATAGTTTGGGTTATGTAGATTTTTTAAGAGGAAAATATCCATTATATAATAAATTGTATATATCCAATTTACTTGAAGAAATGACTATTAAAGAAAAAAATAATCTATTAGATAAAGATTTTACTACTTTATGGAACAATTTATGGGGAGGATTTGTAGGAAATCAATATATATCAGAAGAAAAAATATCAAAAAATAAATTTCAAAATATTAAAGAAGGTATATTACTACAAAATAATATTTCATATAATTTAGAAAATCTAATTCTTGAAACACAACACGATTGGATAGAACCAGAATGGGGATTTCCAAAAGGTAGAAGAAATTATTTAGAAAGTGATATTAATTGCGCAATTAGAGAATTTACAGAAGAAACTGGATTGCCTTCAAAAAGTATAAATATCATTAAAAATATTACACCATATGAAGAAATTTTTATGGGATCTAATTTTAAATCTTATAAGCATAAATATTATTTAGCTTATCTAAAAAATATAAATGATATTGATTTAAGTTATCAAAAAAGTGAAGTAAGTCAAATAGGATGGTATTCTATTGATGAATGTAAAAAAAAAATTAGACCATATAATTTAGAACGATTGGCTCTTTTTGATAAAATTTGTCATGTAATTAAAACTTATAACTTAATCTAATAATATATTATTATTATGCCTCCAAAAAAATTAAAAATGAAATTTCTTGACAATAATCAAATATACAAAAAATTAGAAACAACAAATAAAACAAAATTAGAAAAGGATGATGGTGAATTATTATACCCACATTTAGATGATCCCAATTTTAATATTAAAATTGCAAATAAAAAAGAATTCGCAGAAACAGAATTTCCCAAAAAAAACGCAAGAGATTTTGCAAATATAAAAAAATTAGCTAATGCTACTTGTAAAAATAAAGAATTTGAATTATCTACTCAACAAATGTTTGTTAGAAATTTTATGTCATTCCAAACTCCATATAATAGTTTATTAATTTATCATGGATTAGGTTCAGGAAAAACTTGTTCGTCTATTAATGTTTGTGAAGAAATGAGAAGTTATTTAAAACAAGTTGGTATTAAAAAAAAAATTATAATTGTAGCAAATGTTAATGTTTTAGAAAATTATAAATTACAATTGTTTGATGAAAGAAAATTAGAATTAATTAATGGATACTGGAATATTACCGCCTGCACAGGTAACAAATTTATAAAAGAAGTTAATCCTATGAATATGAAAGGATTAACTAAAGAAGCAGTAGTAAAACAAATAAAAAAATTAATAAAACAATCATATACTTTTATGGGTTATACAAAATTTGCAAATCATATAGATAAAATAATTAAAAAAGTTTCTATAAGCAAAGATGATGATGAAACTTCTAAAGAAAAAAAAATACACGCAATAAATAATGAATTTTCAGATAGATTAATTGTAATTGACGAAGTTCATAATATTAGAAGTGATGAAGGTGGATTAAAAAGAACTTCTCAAAATTTCATTGATTTAGTTAGATACGCACAAAATACAAAATTATTATTACTTACTGCTACGCCACTTTATAATAATTATGATGAAATTATTTGGTTATTAAATTTAATGAACGCAAACGATAATAGATTTGAAATTAAAAATAAAGATATTTTTAAAACAGATGGAGAATTCGTTGAAGGCGGGAAAGAATTATTAATACAAAAATCTACGGGTTATGTTAGTTATGTTAAAGGAGAAGATCCATTTAGTTTTCCTTATAGAATATATCCCAATGATTTCAATGATATAAATTCTTCCAAACATACTTCATTTAAATATCCGTCCCTTCAAATTAATGGATTAGAAATTTCTGATCCCATTGAACATTTAGATTTATGCGTATTAAAACTTAATGATATACAAAAAAACATTTATAACAAATATGTTGAATATTTAAAAAATACAAAAAGGGGAAAAATATTAAAAGAGAAAAAAAAAGGTATTGCTTATACTATATTAGGTGGTCCAATTCAAATATTAAATATGAGTTATCCCAATATTAATTTTGAAACTTTTTCTGATAAAGATCATAAACTATTATTTGGTAGCGACGGACTTAATCAAGTGATGTTGTCTCCTCTTGGAAAACCAAAAGCAAAAATTGGAAAATTTGAATATAAGAAAAACCCATTAGAAAAATTTGGTAAAATATTTGATGAAGACCATATTGGTAAATATAGTAAAAAAATTGAAAATATCATTAAATCTATAAAAAAATCAGTAGGAATTGTTATGATTTATTCTCAATATATTGAAGGTGGGTGTGTCCCAATTGCCTTAGCTTTAGAATCTATTGGTATTAATAGATACGAGGGTGATAATTTATTTAAAAATCCCCCAAAACCAAAAGGAACATTAAAATATGTAATGATTACTGGTAATAAATATTATTCCAAGAATAATAAAAAAGAATTAAAAGCTTGCACGCAAAAGGGCAATGAAAATGGTGATAAAGTAAAAGTAATAATAATATCTAAGGCAGGTTCAGAAGGCTTAGATTTTAAAAATATACGCCAAATGCATATTATAGACCCGTGGTATAATTTAAATAGAACTGGACAAACTGTGGGTCGGGCTATTCGTAACCAAAGTCATTGTGAATTACCATTTAACCAAAGGAATTGTCAAGTTTTCTTATATGCTTCTCTTATAGATGATATAGAGCCTGTTGATTTATTTATGTATAGATATGCTGAAAATAGTGCTAAAAAAATTGGTAAAATCACGAGAATTTTAAAAGAAAATGCTATTGATTGTCTAATAAATAAAAATCAAAATTATAATACTAATAAAAAAATTATTATTAAGTTATCAAATGGATATGATATGAATTATTCTTTAAAACAAAAAAATTTTTCTGTTATATGTGATATGATGGAATGTGAATATAATTGTAATATTAAATCATCTTATAAAGCAAATATTAATGATAATACATATAATTCCAATTTTCTTAGAATGAATATGGATAGAATTTTAGTTAGAATTAGAAGTTTATTTAAGGAAAAATATTTTTATATAAAAAATGATTTATTTAAAAGAATTAGGGCGGTAAGAAATTATTCTTCTGCACAAATAATGCATGCATTAGATATTTTAATTAATGATAAAAATGAATTCATGAAAGACATGTTAAATAGAAATGGTAGATTAGTCAATACTGGTGATTATTATATGTTTCAACCTGTTGAATTGGATGATAAAAAAATAACATTATTACAAAGATCGCAACCTATTCCATATAAAAGGGATAAATTAGTATTTAATATTCCTCAAAAAATAATTAAACCTATTACGAAAGATAATACTATTTTAAACAAAATTCTGGATATTTATCAAAAATTAATTTCGCCTACCGACTATACCCTTATTAATAATAAGAATTGGATTGATAATGCTTGTATTGTAATAAAAAACTTACAAGATAGAAATAGTATAGATATAAAAACTTTGATTAGATATTGTATATTTCATAGTATAGATACATTAAATTATAATCAAAAGTTATTATTATTTAAAAGTGTTCAAAAAATTGCATTAAAAGATGAGATATATTTGTTTATAAATAAATACTTTAAAAAATTAAAATTAAATGAGAATCTTATTATATTGGCTGATTACTTTAATAAAAGAAAAAATTTTCATATATTAGAAGAAATAAATGGCGAATGGGTAAGTTTTAAATCGGTTGCAACAGCTAAAAAATTATTAATGGATAAATATACATATAGAGAAATTCTTACGGAAAGTAACTTAGTAATTGGCTTTATATTTTCTTTTAAAAATGATGAGATTGTGTTTAAATATAAAGAAATGGAATTATCTAGTTCAAAGCGACCAAGTAAAGGTAAGCAATGCGATAGAGGACCAGCAAAGCAAGAATTAATCACATATATTAATCAACTATCCAGAAAATACTACAAAAAGAAAAAATATAATATTCAAAAAAATACGGTAAAAACTATTTTTAGTGAAGTCCCAAAAATTCATGAAATGAAAATATCACCAACACAATTATGTATTGAATTTGAACTAATTTTAAGATATTTGGAAGAAGAAAAATTTCAAAATAAGAAATGGTTTTTTAATAGTATTGAAAGTATATTATATAATATTCCTTATTTACCTACCTTTGAAGAAAATAAAGATAAAGAAGATCAAAATGATTTAACCATAAATTTGTTAAAATAAATTGATAAGTAAATAAAGATATTATGTTATATTAATATAGAATGTCTGGAGTTACTGGTAAAAAAAAAGAATACAAAAAAAA